CGCAGATGGGATTCTACCTTGATGGTAAAAAGCTGGCAGAAGCTGAGAATGCAGTAAAAGCAGAAATCGACAGACGCTTTAACACGGTGGATATTAAGTAGGAGGGAGCATGAAAAAAGGTGAAATTTTAAAATCAGGAGATGTGGTCCTTCCTGCACCAACATCCCTGTCTGTAGCAGATGAGATCATATGGACTTCGGACACCGGAAGAACACTGATGGGGCGGATGGTCGGTGATGTAGTGGCTGAAAAGAAAAACGTCAGTATAAAGTGGGAATGGCTGACAGATGAAGAAGTGAAAACGATTAAAAGCCGGTTGATAGCCGGCTTTTTCCCGTTCACATTTCATGATTCAGGAATTGATTTCACAATCGAAGCATACAGGGGAACATTGACCAAAGAACATTACGGATATCTGGGTGACGGGAATTATTACTACAGGACTGTTTCGGTAGATGTGATACAGAGGTGACAAGATGATCAATACAAGTTTAGCATTCCGCAGAGCATTAAGCGGAAATAGGGAGTTCAGGATAAAAGATACAATCACCCTGAAAAATAAAAAAGAGTTTCCGATTCCGATGATGGACCTGAGAGAGTATAAGATCAACGAAGCCACTTCTGCATCGGGAAAATTCGAAATAGGTGCTGCGGTGATCAAAGAATATAAAATCACACTGGACAATTCAGAAGAACAGTATGATGACTGTGATTTCGAAGGTGCCAATATTCAGGCCGTGATTGGCCTGAAACTGGCGGACGGAACTTGGGAAGATCTGAAAAAAGGTCAATACAGGGTGTACACGGCAATATTCGGAGAGACCACACTGCAGGTCACTGCCTATGATGAAATGCTTTATTTTGACAAGCCTTACAGTAAAAGTACGCTGGCTTATCCCGCAACGATCCGTGAGATCATACTGGATGCCTGCAGGGAATGTCAAGTGGACTGTGATGCCGGATCAATTGAAATGGGAAATTATACCGTCAAAACAAAACCTGAAGGAAGTATAACATATAGAGACGTCATATCCTATTGCGCTCAGATCATGGGATGTTATGCAAGGATCAACCATTTAGGGCGATTATCGTTTGGCTGGTATAACTTTTCTGCAATCGGATCCGGAAATCTGGATGGAGGTATTTTTGATATAGCCTCAGAAGAAAAATATCTGTCAGGTACAGATGCAGATGGTGGCAATTTTGATAACTATGATTCCGGAAACACTTACGATGCAGGCTCGTTTGTTGATATGGATTCTTATCACCATTTTTATGATCTTTATAGCAAGAGCATCAATGGGACAGATATTAATGTTACAGGAATCCAGATAACAACAAAAAAGGACAACAAAGAAGAAAAATATCTGTATGGGACAGACACATATGCATTGGAAATTAAAGACAATCCATTGATCCAGACAGATACGATGCAGCAGGTGGCAAGGTATATAGGCAATAAAATAATCAACAGGTCATTCAGGCCAATGAGTATATCTGTTCAGTGCAATCCGGCAATCGAAGCCGGAGATGTGGCTGTAGTATCACCGAAAGTACTGGCATCATATGCAACTGTTATTACGGATACAACATTTAATTTGTATGCAGCACAGTCAATAGCAGCAACCGCTGAGACACCTGCAGAAAAGACTTTTACAAGATATGGAGCAGGAACGAAGCTGCTTGACAGGGCACAGGATTACACCGATCAGGAAATGTCCATCTACGACGTTGCCGTACAGCAGATGAACCAGCTTGCGGCCAATACCATGGGATTCCATCAGACAACGGTCCATCAGGATAATGGCGCGGTGATCGTGTACAGACATGATAAGCCAAAACTGAGTGAATCCAAGATCGTATACAAGTCCGGCATTGACGGATTTTTCGTGACACAGAATTATACCGGAAGGGATTCCACTACAGTATGGAAAGCCGGATTTGATTCTTCCGGAAATGCGGTGCTGAACATCCTGTCCGTGATAGGTATTCACTGGGACTGGGCAAGTGGCGGGACATTAAGCCTTGGTGGAAAAGGGAATGGAAACGGTGTTCTGAAGGTTTTTGATGAAAATGGAAAGTTAATCGGCCAGTGGGACAGAAGCGGTATTGTTGCACAGTCAGGGAAGTTCTCAGGAGACATAACTGGTGCAAGTGGTACGTTTTCGGGTAAATTAAATTCAAAAACAGGAAATATAGCCGGATGGAACATCACAGAAGAAGGCTTGTCTACTGACAAAATGAAAATCTACAGCAACAAGTCTATTAATGACGATTACGATCCGGATAATCCTTTTGATGATGGAAGCAATGATTATACCCATATATACCGAGACGCTGTGTCAACTAATGAAGTGTCAGCACAAAAATTTTCCTTTGCTCCTCACAGAGGCAGTACGTATTACAAGGAAAGAACTGCGAACATAAATATAGTAACGGATATAAACGGATCTACAGCAACATATACCACTTTGAGATTCGTAGATGGAATATTGGTTTCAAAATTAAGTTAAAAGGAGAAGGAACAGCATGGCAATAACAATGAGACACGGCCCCTACAACAAATTTGATCCTCAGAAACTCCGCACCGGTGAGCTTGCAGTAGTGACAGAAGGGGATCCTCACGCATCGGACGGAAAAGCAATCTACCAGTGCTTTTCCCCGGGCGATGTTAAACGTATGGCAACCTATGAAGATATGCTAGATCAGATTGACGAGGCCGGAGGGGAAGCCATCGACAATCATATCGAGGAAAAAGTTGGAGCAGCCCTGAAAGCCTGTGAGAATGCCACAAAAGCGGCACAGGACGCAAAGACGAATGCAGACAAGGCAGTTTCCGGTGCGAATACTGCGGCATCGAGTGCGAGTACTGCAGCTGAGACTGCATCCGAGGCGGCTGAGACTGCATCTAAAGCCGCAGAGGACTGCAGGAACCTAATTGACGAGAAACATGTGGCAGAGATCAAAAAAGCAGTGCAGCAGTCACTCATGGCAGATACTGCAGATGGTACTGTGACTGGTAAGACGGTAACAGATCTTCCGGAAAACACAGCACCGGCAGATACAGATTATTTTTTAGGAGCTACGGGAAATGTGGTAAAGAAAACAACCGTGGCGCAGGCAAAAGAGCTTTTCGGTGTATCTTCTGGATTGAAATTATTGGCAGCCACAACGGTTAAATTCAAAGTTCCGTCTATTGCGAGTGGAGCGTATACAGGAAATATAACCACAGCATTTAAAACTGTTGATGGGGCA